GCCACAGCGAGGAATCGGGTGTTGACACAAAAAATATTTTTATTATACTTAAAATTGAGGGAGGTGAGATTGTGGACTTTCAGACAATCGCCCAGTTTATCGGACAAGTGGGTTTTCCTATTGCGGTGTGTTGCTATCTTTTTTACAGTAAAGAAAAAGAAAGCATCAGGCATACAGAAGAAATGGCAAAAATGAACGAAGCGTTAAATAATAACACGCTTGCTATTCAGCACTTATCCGACACCCTCGCCAAACATTAAATAAAAGGGGCGGCGCATAGAACAGGGACGGAATCCCGCGCGTGATGTTGTTCGCATCATATACGCCCCTTTTATTATTAATAAGGTGATATTATGGATTTGAAACCTAATCAAGTTATCGCTCAAGAAATACTTGCTGGCATGTGGGGAAACGGAACAGAGCGCCGCGAACGTCTTACAAAAGCGGGTTATGATTATGAAAAGGTTCAAAGCATCGTTAATGCTCTTGTGTACGGTGAACCCGTCCCGGATGAACAGCCCGCAGAGGAAAAAAACAAACCGCTTGAAATTGATTATGACCCTCAGAAAAATGAGGGTATCATAATTAATATAATTGTATAGGGGGATATAAAATGACTATCGCAGAAAGAATCAATTTGCACAGATGTGGGTACACCCGCGCAGAGATTGACGCGCTTGCAAAAGAAGAAAAAGAGGCGCGGGCAGAGGAAGCCTCAATCACTTCAGCGCAGACGGAGACGACCTCAACCACTTCAGCGCAGACGGAGACGACCTCAACCACTTCAGCGAATGTGGAACCCGATCCTGTTCTTGAGGCTATTAAGGGACTCACCGCCGCAATTCAGGCCAGCAACATCAACAAGGACACTCAGCCGCCCGCCAAAACGGAAACTATAACAGATATGATTAATCAACTGTAAAGGAGTTTAATACCATGAACGAATTTAATATTTCTCAGGTATCAACAATCGTAAATAACATTCTGGAGCAGATGACAGGCCAGAAACAGCAGACCGTAATTACCAACGCCGCCGACTTTGCCGCCGTTGCGCAAACTATGCTTCGGACGGGTTACGATCCTATTCTCAACGCTATTTCTCAGGTTTTCTCCCGCTCTATTTTCTCATACCGCGATTATAACGCGCCGCTCAATTCTCTCTACATGGACGCGCCGCGCTGGGGAAATGCGGTGCGGAAGCTGTCTCCTGTCGCAATGGAAGCGATTGACAATCAGGAATTTCAGTGGCCTGTTGCACATGACGCTAGTCAGGCCGCGAACCCGCTTGGCAACGGTCAGAGCGTGGATCACTACCGCATCAGCAAACAGAACGTATTGCAGACAAACTTTTACGGTTCTGCGACCTATGCACAGCGTTATACAATCTTCAAAGATCAGTTTGACGTTGCTTTCACAGGTCCGGAGGAATTTGGACGCTTTACCGCAATGCTCGCGGCAGAGCGGAAGAACGACCGCGAAAGTTACAAAGAAAGCCTTGCAAGAGGCTTGCAAGCCGTGTTTATCGGCGCGATTCTTGCAGAGGGCAAGGCAGAGCGCGTGGTCCATCTTCTCAGTGAGTACAATACCGCTACGGGGCTTTCTCTCACGGATGAAACCGTATACCAGCCCGACAACTTTGCGCCGTTTATGCGCTGGGCCTATGCCCGCATCAAAGTTCTTGCGCGTATGTTTTCCCGTCGCTCTGCGCTCTATCAGACGCAGATTACAGGTAAAACGATTCTTCGCCACACTCCTGCCGACCGTCTCAGGATTGCGATTTATGCGCCTGTGATGGAGCAGATGAAATCAATGGTTCTTTCCACTACCTTTAATGACTCGTATCTTAAAGGAGCAGAAGTTGAGGCTGTGGACTATTGGCAGAGCATGGACGCCCCGGACTCTATCAATGTCGTTCCTGTTTACACTTCCAGCGCGGGCGCTCTGACTACAGGCGCCGCTCAGACTCAGGACAAGATTTTTGGCCTGATTCATGATAAAGACGCGCTCGGTTATTCGGACGTTAACAACTGGGCCGCTACTACCCCGCTTAATATTGACGGCGGTTACTGGAATGAGGCCCATCATACCAGATTCAAGAGCATGCTTGACAATACGGAAAAGGCCGTTGTCCTGCTTCTTGACTAAAATCGCTGTCCCCCATTTTAGGCCCCGGCTCTGCATTGCATCCGGGGCCGTTTTCATAGGTGATTATATATGTTTGATGTGCATTTTTTCAGAGCGGACAAGCTCACTAATTCAACAAAACAATATCCGTTATCTCAGGCGAGTTTAACTTTACGTTGTGAAGTAAACTCCCCTTGTTCTGTTGTAAATCCTGTTTTGCTCATTAATGCAGAAGAAATAGACGTCTCTCATGCAAATGTGTGGGCATACAATTATTGTTATATTGGGATTTGGGGACGCTTTTATTTTATTCATGATTGGGTTTTCTCAAATGGGCTTTGGATTGCTACCGCGTCAGAAGATGTTTTAGCAACATACAGAAGCGCTATTTTATCAAGCGTCCTTTATGTTATGCGTTCCACTTATGACAATAACGGGAATTTGTTATACAACGGTGACATTTCAGATGGTACATATCCCACGACCGCAAATTCGCCAACTTATCAATCAAGCGCCGTTAATAATCCCTATGCTATAGATGATGTTTTTAATATGAATGGTACGTTCATTGTTGGGATTATTAATAGCCACAGCTCAAACGGGGCCGTTACATATTACGCTTTTAATATCGGCGGCTTTATGGAATTTTGCCAAAAACTATTTAGTTATTCGTCCGGATGGCTAAATATTAATACTGATGAAATTTCAGAAGACTTACAAAAAGCGCTTGTAAATCCGTTTCAATATGTTGTGTCCTGCATTTATCTTCCCATAGATAGAACAGAGCTTAGCAGTATGGCCTACACCTCAACACAGACTATCAATTTCGGGTGGTGGGCTGTTACAATTTTCAGTAACGCTTTACTTGTTAATAGCTCTATGTTTTTAACTAAAACGTCTTCTCTCAGCATTCCTCGTCATCCGCTTGCAAGCTCACGCGGATCATACTTGAATCTTTCCCCTTATAGTATCTACACACTTAGATATTATCCATACGGAACTTTTAACATAGATTCAGAGGCAATAGCCGGCTGGAATACTCTGGACTTATATAGTTCTGTGGATATTATCACCGGCAAAGGTGTACTTGATATTGCCGTAAACGGGCGCAATAATACAATCAGAACTGTAGAGGCACAGATTGGTGTACAGATTCCCACAGCGTCATTACAGACTAATTTTCAACAGATTGTATCAGGAAAAACGGGACTCATGGCGGCGGGCGCGGAACTTACAGGCGCGCTTAATAAGGTACAGAGTGACAGACCGAACCCGGCAGAATATAGCGGCGGTATAAAGGGCTTTTTAGGCTACGCATGGGACACGACAAAGAGCGTGGTTAATGACTTAACAGAAAGCGTTAAACAGTCAGGCGGTATAACTCAAGTTGCAACAAATATTCTTTCAACAGCGATTGCCGCCAGCACAACAGCGGAGATTCAGGGAATGCAGGGAACAGGAAGCCTGTTTCAAGCGCAAACTCTCACTCTGTCCGGGCGCTTTCTTCCTATTGCAGAAGAAGATATAACCCACACAGGGCGCCCGCTTATGCAGTTGCGGAAGTTGTCAGGCTTGCGCGGCTTTACCGTCTGTAAAGACGGGGACGTTCTATGTTATGGAAACGACAGGGAAAAAGCCGCTATAAAGGCATTTTTAGAGGGCGGCTTCTTTATCGAATGAGGTGATTTGATGGCATGGCATAACAAACGCACGGGAGCATACGACAGAAACAGCGCGGAAGCTCTGGACAATGCCCGTATGGGTTACAGCGTACTATCTGCGCGGGGCTTTTCTCTCGCGGCCTTCTGCGCTGTCTGGGGCAACGTGGAGCACGAAAGCGGATATAATCCTTTTCGCTGGCAAGGTGATGTAGTGTTACCTGTAGGCGATCCCCGCATAGGTTACCAGAACGCCCACGCATACGGCCTTGTACAGTGGGACCCCGCATCAAAATATATTGACGGGGGCGCGTCCTATTCTGGATATGGCCCAAACTATTCAGACCGAACCGGGAGCGCCACAGAGGGAACCGCACAGCTAAATTTTCTTGACGCTACCGCTGTTTCATCCGGTCAGTATTTCCCGAACCCAAACTATAACTACCAGATCAGCTATACAAACTTCAAAGCCGCAACGCTGGATCAGTACAGCATGGAGTGGTTAACTCGCGCTTGGTTTCATAATTACGAGCGCGGTACGTGGAGCAGTACGCGAGTGACAGCCGCTCAATTTTGGTATGATACCCTGTCGGGGGAGCCCCCCACGCCGCAACCCGGTAAAATTCCGATCTGGCTATTATTCAAGATTAAAGAGAGGAATAACAATGTTTAATTATTACGAAACAGCTAATATAATTGGGTCTAAAGTAGTCCCGGGGGCTGTTGACGTTCTGAAGAATGCAACAGCCGCGTATTTTGCGAAGTATCTACTTGAAAAGGCTATTGCCGTTTACAAGTGGACGCTTCCTAAAACATGGGATAAAGATTATTTTTTGTATAGCCTTTACGTCAACGGTTTTGTTGGTGTATTCAACAGCGGAGCAAAATACGGTGTAATACCTCAGTGGGGAACCCTAAACGGATATAACCTATATTATGCACCGTCAAAGTTTATGTGTAGTAACCCCCTACTGAAAAAGACTGTTGAATTGACTATTCATGAAGAATGTGAACTTATCAAGCTACAGGGCAATTATACCGGAATATGGGATATGATATGCTATTATGCCGGTAAAATGGCTTTGCTAGCGGAGGCGGTAGATATGAACGCAATAAACGTTAAATCTTCCAAAATTTTCTTCACGAAAAACAAAGCCGCCGCCGAAACTCTGAAAAAGCTTTTTGATAGAGTTTCAAGCGGAAATCCGTGTGTGGTTATTGATACCGATTTGCTTAACGATGAGGGCAAACTTAGCTGGGAATGGTTTAATGATAATTTGGGCCAAAATTACATCGTTGACGACCTTCTTATCGACCTGCGCAAGCTTGAAAATGAGTTTTGTACAGATTTAGGCATTCCCAACAGCAACACGGAAAAACGGGAGCGCATGATTACAGATGAGGTTAACAGCAACAATACAGAAACGGCCTTGCGCGCAGAGCTGTGGCTTGAGCGCTTGCAGGATTGTGTTGAGCGCGTCAACACAATGTTTGAAACAAATATAAAAGTAGAATGGAGGCATGACCCGAATGACAGGAACCTTGTCGATATTGGGAATACTGGAAATACACCCGGAACTTTTGGACAATCTAAAGGCCCCAGACGGGATTGACTTAGAACTTCTAAAAGATAATATCGTCATAGAATGCGCAGAGCTGGAAGTATTATATGCTGACTATTCTTTCTTTTCCTATGCAATAGGCGTTTGGAGTGAGAAACAGTTGCCCGTCTGGGAGCGCATGAAAAAGGCGATTGATTTAGAGTATAACCCGCTGGAAAACTATGACCGTATAGAGGAATGGACGGACGCCGAAACAAACGGTAGAACAGCGGCAACAACTTCAAGCGGTAACAGCAAGATTGACCGTGGCGGAAGTCAGAATCATTTCGTTAACGGGTTTAACAGCGGCGGGCAGGTCTTGCAATCGTCAGACACGGATCACAGCGCAGACACTACCACCACCGGCACCAGCGTGAACGGGAACGAAACCGGGAACCGTAACGCAAACCATAACGGCAGGACTCACGGAAATATCGGTGTGACCACGTCTCAACAGATGCTAACCGCAGAGCTTGACCTTGCGCCCCGTGTTAATATGTACGAAGTAATTACACGGGATTTCAGAAACAGGTTTTGTTTGCTTATATATTAAGAGGTGATAACATGGCTTTTAAATTCCCTTTTACAAATTACCATGAGCTCAATCTTACATGGGTTCTGGATCAGCTCAAAAAACTGTTTGAAGAAAGCGCGGAAAACGTTACCGTTATTGAAAACTATAATGGCAGATTAACGGCAGTTGAGACGGAATTGCCGCTTGTATCGGAAACGGCACAGGGCGCCGCACAGACAGCCGCAAACGCCGCCAGCCTCGCGCAGACGGCAAAATCTACAGCGGACACAGCGCAGGAAAACGCGATACAGGCGCAGGGCCTAGCGGGACAGGCGCGACAGGAAGCACAGGCCGCCCAGAGAGTCGCAGACGCCGCGACACAGGCCGCGCAACAGGCACAGTCAGTCGCGCAGAATTTTGACGGTAGAATTACAGAGGCGCAAAACAACGCCTCGGAAGCGCTGGAAGCCTCGCGCAGTTTTGAAAACCGGGTTCAATCGGCTATTACTACAGCGAACAATGCCGCCAGAACCGCGACAGATGCACAAGGCGTGGCGCAGAACGCAAACCAGAACGCCGCCGCCGCGCTTGACAAAATCGGAAACCTGTCTACTCTAACAACAGAGGCGAAACAGAACCTTGTTGCCGCTATTAATGAAGTAAATCAAACCGCAACAGAAGCGGACCGGAGCGCAAAGGACGCGCTTGATAAAATTGGCGATCTGTCTAACCTTACTACAACCGCGAAGCAGAACCTTGTTGCCGCTATCAATGAGGCCGCTCAGTCCGGTGGGGATTCTTCAATGTGTGCGCCTATTATTATAAACACCGCGTCTGGCTCTGTTGCTTCTTTCACTGACGGTGCTAATAACCGCCCTGTTGAAAAGTTGACGGTTAATATTGAACCTGTCCAAAGCGGGACCGGGGACCCGTCCCCCGATAATGTAAGAACCATCAGCGGATGGACGGGCGCAAATATTGTTAGGACTGGTATTAACCTTTTTGATATGCACATTGCGGCAGGTGATTCAGAAAAAAACATTATTCTTGACAAACCTCTGTATGGAAACATTTCTTTTTCAGCAAAGAATAACAATGTTGTTCTGACTGAACCAGTGTGGCGAATTGGTTTAACCCTAAAATCAGGGGAGGTTGTCTATATAGGGGATGCCGGCGCCCAGATCCGTCCAATGCCGGTTACTGTGCAAATTCCGGAAGATAACCCAATTGTTAAAATCACCTGTCGCTCAAGAACTATGACTTCAGGGTCATATGATTTCTGCATCAAATACGGAACCGATACAGAGTATATTCCATACATCGGAACAAACAACCATATAACGTTCCCGGTTACGATTTACGGCGGTTCTGTTGAAGTAATTGGTGGAGATTTGAAAAGTAATATGTCTATAGTTAATATGGGAGATTTAAATTGGGCTATGGACGTAGTGGGAAGTAATTTCGCTTTTTTTATTAGATCATTACCGGGGGCAAAAATACCGGTATCAATAAATGATAAAATAAACGCGATTTCAGAAATGTATAAGACTGTCCCCGCGTCCGGAAATATAGACTATTTAACTGATAATGTTTTGTATATGAAACCTAACGGACAATTGTTTGTAGTTAATAAATCGTACACCGACGCGGCATCTTTCAAAGCAGCTATGTCAGGTGTAATGCTCTGCTATGAGCTTGAAACACCTATTGACTATACCATAGAGGCACAGACGCTTGACACCTTATACGGTATAAACTATATTTGGTCTAATGTTGGTCCTATTGGTGAGGTTCAATACCCGGCAGATACTAAGTTGTATATCGACAATAAATTCGCAGAACTGCAAGCTCTGATTCTGGAACACTAAGAAAGGAATGATCTATCATGACTAAAAGAGAAAAAAGAGTTATCAGCGCTTTTATCAATTGCGTACATCACGGGGAATACACGCTTGATTATGCTATTCTCTTGATTGAGGACACTACCCGCTATGGATGGCTGTCTGAAGACGCGAAAGAGGAATTTTACAGCGCGTTTGAGGAACACGAAGAAACAGAACAGGGGGAATAAATCATGTTTCGTTTTCCGTTTTCCAATTATCAAGAGCTTAATCTTGACTGGATTCTTGCCAAAGTAAAAGAGTTTGCGGAGCTTATTCCGGGTATGCGCGAGGTTTTGGACAAGAGTGAACAGGCGCTTGCAGATGCTACAGAAGCAGTTAAAACAGCGAATAAGGCCAAAGAGATTGCAGAACAGGCTGTACAAGGCATTGTCGGGCCTAATTCGGTAAATAGCGCGGCGATACAGGCGGGCGCAGTTACCCGGGAAAAGATCGCGGCGGGCGCTGTGGATAGTTCCAGACTTTCAGAAAATGCCGTATACAGTATTAATATTGCAGACGGGGAAATTGTTTCTAACAAGATCAGAGCAGGCGCAGTAACCACAGCTAAAATTGCAGACGGGTCTATAAACACTACCAAAATAGCAGACGCGCAGGTTACCACAGCGAAGCTTGCAGACGGGGCCGTTACCGCTGATAAAATCGCCCCCGGTGCGATCCCGCAGGCTACCATTGCAGACGGATCAGTTACCACAGCGAAGCTTGCAGACGGGGCCGTTACCGCTGATAAAATCGCCCCGGGTGCGATCCCGCAGGCTACCATTGCAGACGGATCAGTTACCACAGCGAAGCTTGCAGGCGGGGCCGTTACTGCGGAAAAGATTGCAAACGGCGGTGTAACTGATGTTAATATCGCTGGGGGCGCTGTTACATCTGCTAAAATTGCATCTGGGGCCGTGACCTCTGAAAAGATAGCTAATAACGCTGTAAACGGCGACAAGCTTGCAGATGGAAGCATCACAAATGCAAAACTTTCTTCCGATTTCATTTTTGAGATGGGAATGGCTATGGAATTGCTTTGGACTAATCCCTCTACTTCATCCCCGTTTCAGGCGCAAACCGTCACCCTATCAGATAATACAAACAACTATAAATATTTAGTTGTCCTTATCACAAACCCGAATAACGGCTATTCACTGTTTCAGGTAGTAACAGGTGGTATCAATTCTTTCGAAGCTATCGGCGGCTTTAATGACGCCGCCTCCCCCGCCGTGTGTTACCGCCGCACTCTAAACGCCCTTAATACTATGGCAACTTTTACAACCTGTATAAGCAAAAACATGTCAACGGGTGTTATGATTGATTCCCCGGAAAACATGGTTCCACTAAGTATTTACGGCCTGAAATAAAGCAAAGCACCCGGACAAAACCGGGTGCTTTTGTTTTAGTAGTAAAGCCTGTAGTCAAGAATCTTCTTTTCTTCTTTCAGGCTTTCATAATAGCGGACGCATTTACCACAGGCGAAAGCCTCGCCAAAGCGGGTGTCTTGCTCTGATACTATATGCGTTTCGTCCCGCTGGGACTTGTCCGGGAGTATAACCCGCACTTTAAAGGTGTATGCCTTGTCCATCATGCGTCAAAATCGCAGTCAAGCTCGCAATTAACGAACTTTCGGCCGCTCTTGCTTTCGCCGCCCGTGATAAGGATTGCGAACGGGTCACCTTCCATAATATCCACGATCTCAAGAAAGCTCTTAATAAACGTGGCGCTGATGGTGCCGAACTTGTGCGGTCCGGAGGTGAAAGTGAGTACAGTCTGTTCATACTGTTCCGTGGTGCCGTCCTGCTTCTTGCGGTCCTTCGCCTCGGTGTACAGGGCGAAATGATCTACCGGCAGGGAAAGACCCCGCTCAAGCCCGTCAATCTTCTGACTGTCGCCCTTCGTCATACGGTAAACCTGCTTCTTATCCTCTGTGTTGATGTTTGTTCTCAGAAACGTCATTTTTAAACGTCCCCCTTATAATATAGTAGGACTTGTTTAAGTCCCCCTGACAGCCCCGAAACGCTTTCGGGGCTGTGGGCGGGATTTAAGCTAAAGCCGCTTCGGCCTCTTCACGTGTGCTGTATTCGGTACAGCGTCCGGATTTCTCAAGATACAGCCACTTGTTTAAATCCTCGGGAACGAACCCGGGGCCTGCTGAAATAAGGTCTAAACGCAACAGCTCAGGCACGCGCGCCAGCAAACCGACCTTTTTGCCGCCCTTCACATTAAACCATACTTCATGCGATCTGGATTTAATAAGCATTGTTAATCCCCCTTTTATTCTGTAGAGCGGGATTAAACCCGCTCTACTATATAAGCACTCGTGCTATAAAATTTGTTGTATGCGTCTCTAAAAAGGCTAGCGTTCATGAACTCATCAAATTCACCTGCTACATATTTTACCTGCTTCTGTTCTTCATTAGACCATTTTGTCGCGATAACCATGTACTTCATTTTTAATCCCCCATAAATTTATTATCCTTTGGACAATTCTTATTATAGCACAGTATATCCGAAAATCAACAAAAAATTTTAAAAAGTATCAAAGTTTTTCATAATCTTATAAAATGATGCTTTACATTCTTGTACGAGGTCTAAATAAGAAGCTGTTTTATTTAGAGTATAATCTTGTTCTTCAATTACAACGTTTCGCGTTATAAAGATTTTATGACCGTCAACTTCATACTCTCCGAAATTTCCATCGTTAAAAATGGAGCGCGTTTTTCCGCAGTTATGGAAGATATAACCATCATGGAACGCCTCAAGACCTGTATAACTTCCATCTTTATACCAACTATTAAATATTAAAGATTCTGCGCCCTTCTTTTTTCCTACTCCCGACACGGTAACATGTAAACCGTTTTTGTCTGTGTATGCGTATTTTTTAGCTCCTTGGGTGACAAAAGCTTTATACACTCCATCATCTTCATATACCCCGCCGTAATGCGTTTTGCCGTGTTTATCTGTGGCGTATAAACCGGATTTAATAGCGGCGGCTTTTCGCTCTTCATTGTAGGTCGTGAAATCGTGATGATTCAGGAATTTACAGGAATCGGTATCTACATATATCAAATCATCCCCGCATATATCAATTCCAGCTTGTAAAGCGTCCCGCGCGTGGGCAGTTGTCCAACACCCGTATTGATATAAGGTAAACGCTTTCTTTTTTGCTATTTCCAATAGCTCTGCTTCTGATTTGCTGGTATCATCGTCATACAGACAATCGTTAAATAGAATTGATCCCTTCGCGGGATTTTGTACGCTCATACCATATATCCCGTTTAAAAGCTCTTTTGATTTCAGGTAAAATAGCTCTTGCCCCTCAATGCCTTTTAGCTCTGTTTTCTTTCGGAAGTATTCTATGTTTGTATCAATCAGACCTTGCGGGAGCGGCCCCAGCTTCGCCCGATACCCTTGTATAACCTCTGCGTCAAACGCATACTGTGATATTATTATTTTCCAATCTATTTCATTTACCACAAGGCAAAGTTCAGAAGCACTTAAAACGCGCCCGTTATCTGCTGATACATTAATTTTGACAGAGCATTTAGCAGTAGGGATATACGGAACAGATATATAACGGTTCCGTAACTCTACATCATACAATACCACCTCAAACAATACGGCATTACCGCATTCAATTAAGCGATCCACCAACCGGCACGAAGGACTTTTTATTTTTTCAAATCTTGTTATGGGGAATAGTTTTGTGCATTGCTGTGACGGGTAACTTGACGAAATATCCATACTGTAAACAGGGCCTTTTATTACTTCGTCTGTATAATATCTGTTTGCGTGTGTGTTCCCGCCTCTAAACTCGCGCCGCAACAGGGCAAATACTTCCGGGTCTGGGTATGCCTTTAATATCTGGGGTTTCTGGGAGTGCATAGCGCGTTTACATTCACGCCGAACGAAGCCTGTTGAAGTTAAAGGAAGGGTATACAGGTCATCCCCGTTTAACTGCATTAATGCGTGTATTGCCTCAACTAAACCTAAAACATCATTAACACAATATGACAATTCTTCATCTGATATATCCGTCCACGGATAACGAACTTTATCATAATCAAAGTCATGAAGTTTTTTATGCTCTACATTGTACCGGCTTGTAAATGCGTCAAGAGAAAGATTTGTTAAACGATAACTACATCTAAACTCTATATTATCAATATTAGCGCGTAAAACATGCCTGGGTTCTGTGGGAAAGATACAATCATTTTCAAAGTGGAAGATACCCGAAAGAAACTGTATTTCATAGCTTAAATTATGGACAAACACAACCGTTGTTCTGCCGCCTGTAACTGCCTTTAACATGGATATAAAACGCTTAAACTCTTCCCATGTTCTGCCTATAAATACAGTATCTTCAATAGCAAATTGCCAAATATACATAACAGCTTGATTTATACCCGGGATAACTGACGTTTCAATATCAAAAGCGCATACTTCTTTATTGTATCTTTTCCTATGCGCGCCCCGGTTACGACTGGAACTATACAGCATGTTAAATACAGGCAAATCACCTATATGAATGTCTGCGGCTTTTTTTATCTTCATAGTCTGCATATTTCTTGAAAAGTTTTTCCCATTCTGCCGGGGTAGACTTCTCATTTTTTACAGCTTCTTCAAATACATCCTGTACAACTATTTCTTCATACTCAAATTTTCTAGAGTATTCGGACAGGTTAAACCACTTAATAAAGCGATCCCATAAAGTATAATTATCTTCATCAATATCAACGCCCATTTCATGAAGATTCTTCAAACGTGATTCTTTCTGTCTCTTCAGACCGCTTTCAAGACTTGTCTTTTTGTTTAAGAAACGGTTCAAATCTGCTATTTCATGCAGTAAAGCCGCCGTGGTGTTTAAATTCTTTTCTGACATAAAGCGCGGAAGTTCTTGCTTTCCGTATTCTTTAACAATACGTTCATTTTTCAATTTGCTTATACGGTTACGAGCTTTTTTAACCTCTGTTCTGTAATAGTTTCTCATAGCCGCTTCGCTTATCTCACCAGAGGTCAGAAGCTTACCTAATTGTGTATAGGTAGATTCCCTGATTGTAGTAAATACAGCCGCCACTACTGCCACGCCCTTTCAAATTCAATTTTAACTGTTCCGCTCTGGAAATATACTTTTTTACGGAGCAAGGCGCCGTATATGTAATAATACTGTTTTTGAAACGCCTTGCGCTCTATCGGAAGCATTGTGTACTTCACAGGCGCTTTGCTTCCTGATATTACATAATATTCGCTGTTGTGCTTGTGCTTGCATATAGTACAATTACCGATTGATACAATCATGTTATATTCGGTTAGCGGTTTTTGTTGTACAAACTCAAAGTCTGCCGCGCTAAAATCGTTTGACAGGGCCATACCTTGGAAATCTGCATTTTTGATAACTCTGTATAATGCGGTATTTCTTTTCTTTGCTGATATAGGACTGTCCATATAGCGGAATATAGCTATATCATTATTTATTACTTTATAATCAATACAGCGCTTTGTCATACGCTCAAGCTCATCTGTGCAACCTAAAGCGGAAATAATACGGGAGTTTAACGTATTACTGTTTGACAACATGATGACCTTTAACGGGGCGCGGCCTATAAGCTCCCGGTTTCGGTTCAGACTTTCTAATGCATTCGCAAAAGCAAGTTCTTCCTCTTTTATGGGCTTCTCATGACGCTCTGGTATGATTTCATCAAATAGCAAGACTTCAAAACGTTCCGCAGACATGCCGCGAATTGAGGCGAACGTTGACAAAGCTATACCAACCGAAAAAGGTTCCCCCGCCGCTCTGGTTTTACCTTCTTCATCTGTAATACCGTTATAAAATCCGACTGTATACTTGCCCATCTTTTCCGCTACAATATTATAACCCTTGTCTGTGTTTATCTGGTTATAAGGGTTTAGCGCTGGGATGGTAACTGCGTCAAGCTGGCTCTGAGTACGTCTCATATAAATATAAGGTATACCGCGCTCATATAAACCCGACATTACCCCGTATGATTTGCCGATACCACGCCCGCCGATTGCAAGCGCAAACGGATAAGGACTATCTATTATTTTATCTGCATCAATCCAACCGCTCGACGTGTACAGACTTACACCCATTTATAACACCTTCTTCCAGAGCTTTATACCAACAGGACCAACAATCATACATACTACAATAACCCGACTCGCGTATATTGAAATCATGAGGACAACTATTACTCACCAACCCCAAAGCCTCTGCACTCTGTTTTTCTGACGGTTTTTCAGTATCAAAAATAGCGCAAATATCTAGTCTGTAACGTGCCATATTATTTCACCTCATAAATAAAATTTTGTTTTTCTGCGTTTCTGAAACAATGCCATGAACAAAAAAACGCTGTACCCTGATACCCTGTAAATTTTTTGTTTTTGTAGCTGTATATCTTGTGCTTATAAACATAGCCTGTTCTATCACCTACAAAAAACAGTTTACCGCAAACAGGACACTTCATATTATACGCGCCCACAGGTTCACCCCCTTTATTTTATTGTAACATGCCTGTCAAGAGCTGCCCTTTTTGTGTCAACACCTAATTTCCCGCCTCGCG